ATGCAGCCCATCCCCATCGATGCCGAGGGCCGCTTTGCCGGCTATGCCAGCGTCTTCGGCGAGGTCGACGACGGCGGCGACATCGTCATGCCCGGCGCCTTCCGCAAGAGCCTCGGCCTGCGCGGCCGGCACCGCGTCAAAATGCTGTTCCAGCACGACCCCAAGGAGCCGGTCGGCACCTGGGACAAGGTGGCCGAGGACGGCTTCGGCCTGTGGGTCGAGGGCCGGCTGGTCGGCGAGGTGCCGCGCGCCGACGCGCTGCGCCGGCTGATCGCCAAGGGGGCGGTGGACGGCCTGTCGATCGGCTTTCGCACCGTCAAATCCACGCGCGATCCTCGCAGCGGCCATCGCCGGCTGTGGGAGATCGATTTGTGGGAAATCTCCATCGTCACCTTTCCGATGATGGATCGCGCCCGGATTGCGCCGGGCACAGCGGGCGGCCGCAAGGCGCGCCTCGACCGGTCGCTCGAGGCGGCCATTTCCGTGTTCAAACATTGAGGATCCCGATGACTGATCTTGCAAGCGGCCTTGAGAACAAGGCCGGCACCGGCGGCGGCGCCGACACCGAGGCGCTGGTCGCCGAGCTGATGGGCGCGTTCGAAGAGTACAAGCGCACCAATGAGGGGCGCCTGGGCGAGCTCGAGCGCCGCGGCGCGGCCGATGCGCTGACCGAGGACAAGCTCGGCCGCCTGAACCAGGCGCTCGACGGCGCCAAGGCGGCCATCGACCGCGCCAATCTGGAGCGGGCGCGGCCGCGGCTCGAGGCCGGCGGGCCCGCCGGCGGGGCCGGCGCCGGCGACGAGTACAAGGATGCCTTCGCCGCCTATGTGAAGCGCGGCGAGGAGAAGGCGCTGTCGGTGGGCAGCAATGCCGATGGCGGCTATCTGGTGCCGGTCGAGACCGATACCGAGATCACCCGGCTGATGACGGCGATCTCGCCGATCCGCTCGCTCGCCAGCGTGCGCAAGGTGTCGAGCGCGACCTACAAGAAACCGGTGACCACCGCCGGCCTTGCGACCGGCTGGGTGGCCGAGACCGCGAGCCGGCCGCAGACCGACAGCCAGACCATCGATGCGCTGAACTTTCCGACGGCCGAGCTCTACGCCATGCCGGCGGCCACCGCGCAGTTCCTCGACGACGTGGCCGTCGATGTCGGCCAGTGGATCGCCGAAGAGGTGAATGCGGCGTTCGCGCAGCAGGAGGGCACGGCCTTCGTTTCCGGCAACGGCACCAACAAGCCCAAGGGCTTTCTCGCCGAGACCACGGTGGCCGAGGCGAGCTGGGCCTGGGGCAAGCTCGGCTACGTCACCACCGGGGTGAGCGGCGCGCTGCCGGCGAGCGACCAGTCGGACGTGCTGATCGACCTGGTCTATGCGCTGAAGGCGGGCTACCGGCAGAATGCGAGCTTCGTGATGAACCGCAAGACGCAAGGCGTGCTGCGCAAGCTCAAGGACGACGCCGGCAATTATCTGTGGCAGCCGGCGGCAACCGCCGACGGCAAGGCGACGCTGATGGGCTTCCCGCTGGTGGAGGCCGAGGACATGCCCGACATCGCCGCCAACTCGCTGTCCATCGCCTTCGGCGATTTCCGCCGCGGCTATCTGGTGGTGGACCGCGCCGGCGTCAACGTGCTGCGCGACCCCTACAGCGCCAAGCCCTATGTGCTGTTCTACACCACCAAGCGCGTCGGCGGCGGCGTGCAGGACTACGACGCCATCAAGCTGCTGAAATTCGGCACGGCCTAGCCGTCGCCGAGGCCCGGCGCGCCTGCCCCTCCCTCGGGCGCGCCGGGCAATGAGGTGAATGGTGAATGGTGAATGGTGAATGGTGAATGGTGAATGGTGAATGGTGAATGGAGGGGCGTCTCTCGGGTAGGACGCTGTTCCAACGCCGACGGTTCACCACTCACCATTCACCATTCACCATTCACTTGTTCTTTCGACCCCCGGAGACGATCATGACTTCAACCCTCATCGCCGGACCCGGCGAGGAGCCGGTGGCGCTGGCCGAGGCCAAGGCGTTCTGCCGCATCGACGGCAGCGACGAGGATGCGCTGGTCGCGGCGCTGATCGTCGCGGCGCGGCTGCAGGTCGAGAGCCTTACCGGCCGCGCGCTGGTGACGCAGACCTGGCGCCTGACACTCAATTGCGCGCCGCGCCTGGTGGCGCTGCCGGTGCTCCCGGTGGCGTCGCTGCTCGTCGCGCCCGACGGCGCGGTGCTACAGGGCGATGCGGTGCTGCTGGCCGAGCCCGTCGACGCGCTCAGCATCGACTATACCGCCGGCTATGGCGCCGCCGCCGACGTGCCGGCCGACCTCAGGCAGGCGGTGCTGACGCTGGTGGCGTATTGGTACGAACACCGCGACGCGCTGACCGCGCCGCCGCTCGGCTTCGACCGGCTGCTGGCGGGCTACAAGCGGGTGCGGCTGTGAGCGAGACCATTCCGCCGCTCGGCACGCTGACCGACCGCGTCGTGCTCAAGCGCCGCACCACGACCGACGAGGACGAGGGCGGCGAGGTCGCATTGTTCTCGCCGCTGGCGACGGTGTGGCCACGGGTGCGCCGGCTGGGCGCGCGCGCCGCGATGGAGGCCGACGGCCGCGGACAGACGCTGACGCATGCGGTGGTGCTGCGGTTCCGCTCCGACCTCAGGCCGGGCGACCGCATCGCCTATCGCGGCACCGACCTCGAGGTGCTGGCGGCGAGCGACCTCAACGGCCGCCGCGCCTATCTGAGCTGCCAGTGCAGCGAGCGGGTGGTGACCGGATGACGCATCCCCTGGTTGTGCTGCAGGCGGGCCTGGTCGCGGCCTGGCGCGAGGCCGGCCTCGCGGCGTTCGACGCGCCGCCGGCCGGCTCGGTGCCGCCCTATGTCGTGATCGGCCGCCACGATGTGCTGCCGCGCGACGGCGACGCCGCGCCCGGCTACGAGCACCGGCTGCTGCTGCATGTGTGGGCGGAGGGCGCGAGCCGCAAAGCCGTGGTGGCGCTGGCGGGGAGCGCAGTGGACGCGGCGCTGGAGGCGGCGCTCGACGGCGATCTGCGCGTGACGCTCAGGCGGCACGACCGCACCGACACCGCGATCGACGCCGTGACGGGGCGCGCGCGGGCGGCGGTGAGCATGACGTTCTATACGGAACAAGACAGCTGAATGTGCAGTTGGCGCCACCTTCCCCCGCAAGCGGGAGAAGGGACCTGACTGCATCATCAATGAAGGAATTGTGACATGGCGGCCCAGAGTGGCAAGGACATGCTGTTGAAGCTCGACCAGACCGGGTCGGGCAGCTTTCTCACGGTGGCGGGGCTGCGCACGCGGGCGCTGGCGTTCAACGCCGCGTCGATCGACGTGACCGACACCGAAAGCGCCGGGCGCTGGCGCGAACTGCTGGCCGGCGGCGGCATCAGGCGCGCCGCACTGAGCGGCAGCGGCATCTTCAAGGACCAGGCGTCGGATGCGGCGATCCGCGAGCTGTTCTTTGCCGGCACCCTGCGGAGCTGGCAGCTGGTGCTGCCCGATTTCGGCGTGGTGCAGGGGCCGTTCCAGATCACCGCGCTGGAGTTTTCCGCCGACCACGCCGGCGAGGTGACGTTCGAGATGGCGCTCGAGAGCGCGGGGGAACTGAGCTTTACGGCGAGCTGATCATCCGGGCAGGCGTCCGCGCCGGCTGTGCAGCACATCGAGGATGACGATGGTTTCCGCCGCGCCGCGGCCCTCGATCCGATAGCTGAGGATATAGCTGATGTCGGTCAGCGACTTGACGTAGGTGTGCGGCAACCGGCCCGGCCGTCCTGTGGAATGTTGGCCAAGGGCGTCGCCGGCCTCGACGATTCGATGCGTGACCGCGTGCGCGGCTTCGGGGTTCCGCCTGGCAAGATAGAGGAAGATCGAGGCGAGGGATTTGTCGGCCCGATTGGACCAACGCACCGACCTCATCGGGCGGCGACTTTCTTGTGGGTGCGGTCATCGCTCCGGTGGATCTCGAAAAGCGCGTCGATATGGGCCTTCACCTGCTCGCTGGTGAAGACGCGGCCCTCGTCGGCATCTTTTATGCCTTCAAGGATGCCTTCGACGATTTCGATCTCTTCCGCGACATAGGCGCCGAGCGCGTCGGCGACGAGATAGGAGCGGCTCCGCCCCGTCATCCCGGCCAGGCGATCGAGTTTTTCCTTGGTGTCGAGCGACACCCGCACGGTGATCGTGGTGGTTTCGGCCATGGCCGTCCTCCGGTGCTGCAGCAGCAATTGTACACATCCTAACACAAACGAACACAGGTGAACACATGGCCAATATGCAGCGTGGCGAGATCAGCGCCGTGATCGGCGGGGAGGAGCGGGTGCTGTGCCTGACGCTGGGGGCGGTGGCGGAGCTGGAGGCACGGCTCGGGGCGGGCGATCTGAGCGGGCTGGGCGAGCGCTTTGCCGGCGGGCGGGTGTCGGCGCGCGATTTGACGGCGATCCTCGGCGCCGGGCTGCGCGGCGGCGGCAACGCCATCACCGACGACGATCTGGCGCAGATGGCGGTGGAGGGTGGGCTGAAGGGCGCGGCGGAGATCGCCGTACGGTTGCTGCGCGCCACCTTCGGGGAAGCGGCATGAACGCCTTTCCGTGGAGCGCGGCGATGCGGCTCGGCTTCGGCGTGCTGCGGCTGTCGAGCAAGGAGTTCTGGGGGCTGACGCCGCGCGAGCTGGCGGCGGCCTTCGAGGCGCTGAGCGGCGCGCGGCCGGGTGCGCCGGATCGCGACCGGCTCAAGCAGATGATGGAGCGGTTCCCCGATGGACGATGATCCGCATGACTTTGTGCGCGAGCTGGGCGACGTGAATGCCGAGCTCCGGCGCGTGGGCGATCTGGCGGCCGGCGTCGGACGCTCGCTGAGCACGGCGCTGCGCGGCGCGGTGATGGACGGCAAGTCGCTGAAGGCCGTGCTGGGCGACGTCGCCAGGGCGTTCGCCGATCTCGCGCTGAAGGCGGCGCTGAAGCCGGTGGGCACGCTGGTGTCGACCGCGCTCGAAGGGCTGTTCACCGCGACCGATCCGGCGGTCACCAGGTTCGCCAAGGGCGGCGTGATCGCGGCGCCGAGCTATTTTCCGACGCAAGGCGGCATGGCGCTGGCGGGCGAGGCGGGACCGGAGGCGATCGTGCCGCTGCGCCGCGGCAGCGACGGCCGGCTCGGCATCGCCGGCGGCGGGGGCGGCGTGAACGTGACGTTCAACGTGACGGCGACGGATGCCCGCAGCTTTGCGGCGAGCGAGGCCGAGATCTCGGCCATGCTGCTGCGCGCCGTGAAGCGCGGCACGCGGGCGAGCTGACGGGACAGGCAACATGGCATTTCACCAGATCCGCTTTCCGCTCGACGTGGCGCTGGGGGCGCGCGGCGGGCCGGAGCGGGCGACCGATATCGTGACGCTGCACAGCGGCCGCGAGGAGCGCAACAGCCGCTGGGCCGGCTCGCGCCGGCGCTACAATGCCGGCTATGGCGTCAAGTCGCGCGCCGATTTGCAGGCGGTGCTGGCGTTCTTCGAGGAGCGGCGCGGACGGTTCCATTCGTTCCTGTGGCGCGACGGGCTCGACCATTCGAGCGGCGCCGAGACGCCGACCGCGTTCGACCAGATCATCGGCACCGGCGACGGCAGTACGACGGCGTTCCAGTTGACGAAGACCTACGGCGCGGCGTTCGACCCCTATGTGCGCCCGATCACCAAGCCGGTGGAGGGCAGCGCGAGGCTGGCGGTGGATGGCGTCGAGCTGGCGGGCAGCGGCTTCACCGTCAATACGCTGACCGGAATGGTGACGCTGGCCGCGGCGCCGGCCGCCGATGCGGCGGTGACGGCGGGGTTTCTATTCGACGTGCCGGTGCGCTTCGACACCGACCGGCTCGACATCGAGCTCAGTAGTTTCGATGCGGCCGAAGCGCCGGCCATTCCCTTGATCGAGGTGCTGGAATGAGAACGCTGGACCTGGGCTTCAAGGCGCATGTCGAAAGCGGCGCGACGACGCTGGCGACCTGCTGGAAGCTGACGCGCCGCGATGCGCTGGTGCTGGGCTTCACCGACCATGACCGCACGCTGCGCGTCGACGGCGTCGACTATGCGCCGATGCGCGGGCTCGACGGTGGCGAGGTGCCGGCGCGGCTCGGGGCGCAGGTCGATACCGGCGAGGTGGTGGGCATCCTGCATTCGGCGGCGATCAGCGAGGCCGATATCGTCGCCGGGCTCTACGACGGCGCCGCGGTCGAGACCTGGCGCGTCAACTGGCGCGACGTGACGCAACGGCTGCTGCAGCGTCGGGCGACCATCGGCGAGATCGTGCGCGAGGACGGGCAGTATCGCGCCGAGCTCAGGAGCGGCCAGCAGGCGCTGAACCAGGTGCGCGGGCGCATCTATTCGGTCTATTGCGACGCGGTGCTGGGCGATGCGCGCTGCACGGTGGCGCACGGCCATCCGAATTTCGGGCTTGGCTGCGACCGGGCGCTGGCGACGTGCCGCGACCGCTTCGGCAATGTCGCGAACTTCCGTGGCTTCCCACATATCCCGGGCAACGATTTCGTGCTGCGCTATCCGCAGGCGGGGAGCGCGCTCAACGGCGCGCCGCTGCTGCCATGAGGCGCGGCGAGATCGTCGCCACGGCGCGCGGCTGGCTCGGCACGCCGTACCGGCACCAGGCGGCGACGCGCGGCGCGGGCTGCGACTGCCTCGGCCTGCTGCGCGGCGTGTGGCGGCAGCTTTACGGCGACGAGCCGCTGGCGGTGCCGCCCTATCGCGCCGACTGGCGCGATGCGGCGCATCGCGAGACGCTGCGGCTGGCGGCGGAACGGCTGCTGTGGCCGGCGGGCGGGAGCTTACAAGCGGGGCAGGTGCTGCTGTTCCGGCTGGGGCGCAGCGCCGTGCCGCGCCATTGCGGCATCGCGATTGCCGCCGACCGCTTCATCCATGCGCAGGAGGGGCTGGGCGTGGTCGAGGCCAATCTCACCGAGGGCTGGGCGACACGCATCGCCGGCCGCTACGATTTTCCCGGAGTGACGATCTGATGGCGACCCTGGCGCTTTCGCTGGCCGGACAATTTGTCGGCGGTGCGGTGGGCGGGCCGATCGGCGCCACCGTGGGGCGGGCGCTGGGCGCGCTCGCCGGCAGCGCCATCGACAGCGCGATCTTTGCCGACAGGCCGCAGCCGGCACCGATGGCCGGCGCCGACCTCAGGCTGCACGGCTCGAGCGAGGGCGCGCCGATCCCCAAGCTTTATGGCTGGGCCCGGCTCAGCGGCAACATCATCTGGGCCACGGAACTCGAGCGCATCGAGGCCGAGAGCCGCGGCGCCAAGGGCGTCGGTGGCGGCGACGACAGCGAGGACGCCGAGCCGACCATCTGCGCCAATTTCGCCCTCGGGCTGTGCGAGGGCGAGGTGGCGCGGCTCGGCCGCGTCTGGGCCGACGGCCAGTTGATGGACCTGACCGGGGTGACCTGGCGCTTTTATCGCGGCAGCGAGACGCAGGCGGCCGACAGCCTGATCGAGGCCAAGCAGGGCGCCAATGCGCCGGCTTATCGGGGCCTCTGCTATCTGGTGTTCGAGCGCTTGCCGCTGACCGCCTTCGGCAACCGCATCCCCAACATCAGTGTGGAGCTCTGCCGCGTGGTGGGCGAACTCGAGCCGCTGGTGACGGCGGTGACGGTGATCCCCGGCGCGACGGAGTTCGGCTACGACCCGGCGCCGCGCGTGCGGCTGCTCGGGCCCGGCGCGACGGTGCCTGAGAATGCGCACCAGTCGGCGGGCGTCTCCGACTGGACGCTGTCGCTCGACGAGCTGACGGCGCTCTGCCCCAACCTCGAGGAGGTGTCGCTGGTGGTCGCCTGGTTCGGCGACGATCTGCGCTGCGGCACCTGCACGATCGCGCCCAAGGTGGAGGCGGCGGTGCGCGAGGTGGTCGGCGCCGAATGGTCGGTGGCGGGGCTGGGGCGCGGCGACGTCGGCGTGGTGTCGACGCACGATGGCGGCCCAGCCTATGGCGGCACGCCGTCCGACGCCGCGGTGCTGGCGGCGATCGCCGACCTCAGGGCGCGCGGGCTCAGGGTGACGCTCTATCCGCTGCTGCTGCTGGATATTGCCGAGGACAATGCGCTGGGCCAGCCGGCCTATCCGTGGCGCGGGCGGATCGCGGTACTGCCGGCCTCGGAGGGGACGGCCGCGGCGGCGAGCGAGGTCGCGGCGTTCGCGGCGCGCTATCGCGATTTCGTGCTGCACTATGCCGGGCTCGGCGCGGCGGCGGGGATCGACGGCTTCATCATCGGCTCGGAGCTGCGCGGGCTGAGTTTTTCGCGCGGGGCGGCGAACACTTTCCCGTTCGTTGCGGCGCTGGTGAGTCTCGCCGCCGAGGCGCGGACGCTGCTGCCGGCGGCGATGCTGACCTATGCCGCGGACTGGAGCGAATATTCCGGCGTGCAGTCGGGCGGCGGCGAGAAATTCTTCCATCTCGATCCGCTGTGGGCCTCGGCCGATATCGATGCGGTGGGCATCGACAACTACATGCCGCTCGCCGACTGGCGCGGCGAGGACGGGCCGGACGCGGCGGCGTGGGACGGGCCGTACGATCTCGGCTATCTGCGCGCCAATATCGCCGGCGGCGAGGGCTTCGACTGGTACTACGCCTCCGACGAGGACCGCAGCGCGGGAACGCGCACGCCGATCACCGACGGCGCCTATGGCGAACCCTGGGTGTGGCGATACAAGGACCTCGTGGGCTGGTGGAGCAATGCCCATCACGACCGGCCGGGCGGGGTGCGTGCGGCGTCGGCGACGGCGTGGGTGCCCAGGGGGAAGCCGATCTGGTTCACGGAGCTCGGCTGCGGCGCCGTCGACAAGGGCGCCAACCAGCCGAATCTGTTTTCCGATCCCAAGAGCAGCGAGAGCGGCCGGCCGTATTTCTCGACCGGGGCCGCCGATCCGCTGGCGCAGCGGCAGGCGCTGCGGGCGGTGCTGGGCTACTGGGCCGATGCGGCCAACAATCCGGCGTCGGACGTCTATGCCGGGCGCATGCTGGCGCGCACGACGCTGTGGACCTGGGACGCGCGGCCCTATCCGGCGTTTCCGCTGCGCACCGATGTGTGGAGCGACGGGCCGAACCACCTGACCGGCCATTGGCTGACCGGCCGGCTGGGTGGCCTCGCGAGCGACGAGCTGGCGGCGGCGATCGGCGCCGACTATCGCGTCACGCTCGGCAGCGCCGCGGTGCGGCCGCCCTTCGTTCACGGCTATGTGGTCGAGGCGCCGCAGGCGGCGCGCGCCGCGCTCGAGCCGCTGCTGGCGGCGAGCGGGCTGGCGCTGCGCGACCGGCCGGACGGGCTGGAGCTGGTGGCGCCATCGGCGCGCGACGCGCTGGCGGTGACTGACGTGGTGGCCGAAGACGGGCCGATGCTGTCGCGCCGCCGCCCCGATCCGGGCGAGGCGGTAGGGCAGGTGGCGCTGGGCTATCTCGACCGCGAGCGCAGCTACCAGTCGGGCTCGGTGACGGTGATCGCCGCCAGCGGCGGCATGCTGGAGACGGCGAGCGCCGGGCTGGTGCTCGACCTCGCGGGCGCGCGCTCGACCGCCGAGCGGCTGCTGGGCGAGCGGCTGGCGCATGCCGAAACCGTGGAGCTGGCGCTGCCGCCGTCGCAGATGGGGCTCGAAGTAGGCGACGCGATTGCGGTCGACGGCGCGACGTTCGAGGTGACCGAGATCCGCGACGGGCCGGCGCGGCGCATCGCGGCGAAGGCCGTGCCGCCGCTGGTGGAGATGACACTGGTCGGCGGCCGCGCGGGTGGCGCCGCCGACATTCCGGCCGGCGCGTCGGTGCCGGTGCTCGATTACGCGCATCTGCCGCCGGCCCCCGACGATGTCGAGCACTCGCGGCTGGCGGCGGGCGCCTATGCCAGCCCCTGGCCAGGGCGGGTGACGGTGACCGAGGAGCTGAGCGCGGCGACCGTCGCCTCGCTCGGCACCGCCGCAACGCTGGGCGAGCTGAGTGCGGCCTTCGATCCGGGCGGCATCTTCACCTGGGACGAGACCAATGCGCTGGAAGTGACTCTGTACGCAGGGCATTTGGCGTCGCGCGACGAGCTGGAGGTGCTCGCCGGCGCCAACCATCTGGCGGTCGAGACCGATGCCGGCGACTGGGAGGTGGTGGCCTTCGCCGATGCCGAGCTGGTGGCGCCGGGACAGTACCGGCTGACCCGGCTGCTGCGCGGCCGCTGGGGCAGCGATTTCGCCATCGGCCCGGCGGCGGCCGGCAATCGCGTGCTGCTGCTCGATGGGCGCAGCAGGCTGCTGCCGGTGCAGGCGGCGTGGCTGGATGCGACGCTGCAATTGCGCAGCTATGCCGGCGCCGCCGATGCCGAGGGCACGCCGGCCAGCGTGCAGATCGGCCTCGGGCCGGTGCTGCCGCTGGCGCCGGTGCACCTGGCGGCGGCGCGCGGCGGCAGCGGCGACGTGACGCTCGGCTGGGTGCGGCGCAGCCGCGCCGACGCCGACAGCTGGGCCGGCGACGACGCGCCGCTCGACATGACGCCCGAGGCGTATCGGGTCACCATCTACGACGCTGGAACGCCGATCCGCTCGATCGACGCCGGCGCACCTTCGGCCAATTATCCGGCCGCCGAGCAGACCGCCGATTTCGGCACGCTGCCGGCGAGCTTCGCCTGGAGCGTGGCGCAGCTCAGCCCGCGCTACGGGCCGGGGCACGCGGCGACGGCCAGCTTCACCGCCTGATCATTCGGAGAGTTTCATGCCTGAGCTCAGCACTGCCTCGCGGCAGCGGCTTGCCGGTGCGCACCCGCTGCTGCGCGATCTGTTCATCGCGGTGGCCGGCACGGCGGCGATCGAGGTGCTGGAGAGCCAGCGCGGCCGCTCGGCGCAGGAGCGCGCCTTCGCGCTCGGCCACAGCCGCGCGCATTTCGGCCAGTCGGCGCACAATTGGACGCCCGCCATCGCGCTCGACGTGGTGCCGGCGCCGCTCGACTGGACCGATCTCGACCGCTTCCGGGCGCTGGCGGCGCTGGTCAAGGCCGAGGCCAAGGCGCGCGGCGTGCCGCTCGCCTGGGGCGGCGACTGGGTGCGGCTGCGCGACATGCCGCATTACGAGCTCGACCCGTGGCGGAGCTTCGCGGCGGAGGCGACACCCTATGCCGGCTGACCCCTATCGCTTCGGCACGCGCTCGGACGCGACCAGGGCGCTGCAGGCGGCGCTCGCGGCCGCGGGCTTCGACGCGGGGGAGGCCGACGGCATTTTCGGCCGCCAGACGCAGGCGGCGGTAGTGGCCGCCCGAGTGGCGTTCGGGCTCGGCGCCGGCGGCGTCGACGCGGCGCTGCTCGGGCGGCTGGGTCTCGCGGCACGCGCCGACCCGATCCAGGATTTCCTGCTGCGGCAGGCAGTTGCGCTGTTTCTCTCAACCCTCAAAGGACGCTTACCGATGACTTTCCTCGCCGGCTACCGCACCTACATCATTGCCCTGATCATGCTGCTGACCGGCGTCGCCGGCTTCCTCGGCATCGACATCCCGAGCTTCACCGGCCAGGTGCCGGGCGACCTGATCATCCAGGCCCTCGCCTTCATCTTCCTGCGCCACGAGCTGAAGATGGACAGCAAGGGGTGATAGCCGCTCCACACATCTGTGGACTTCAACAGATGTGTGGAGTACCCTACATGTATGAACGCCAAGGAATTGCAGCGAGAGCTGGCCAAGCTCGGCGCGAGTTTTGTCACCCATCCGGGGGGCAGCGGACATATCACCGTCTATTTGAACGGCAAGAAGAGCCAGATTCCGATGCACGGCGGGGCAAGGAGTTGGGCCCCGGGCTGGTCCACGCGATCAGGAAGCAACTCGGGTTGAAGTGGGGAGTAGCGTATGGCCTGGTACGAACTGAGCCTGCAGCCGGACGGCGACACCTGGCTGGTGACGGCACCGGCATTCAAGGAGGTCGCGACGTTTGGCGACGATCAGGAGGAATCGTGCCGCAATGGGCTGGATGCGATCCTGCAGGCGATTGCCGGGAGGATTGCCGATGGCGAGCCCGTTCCTGCACCGATGGTCGATGCGCCGCGCAAAGGCATCTTTGCGCAGTTGCCGCTAATGGTTTTCCTCAAGGCGGCGCTGTACATGATCCTGCGCGAGCAGGGAAAGACCCGGGCCGATCTCATGCGCATGCTGGGCTGGCACCGCGAGCAGGTCGACCGTCTGTTCCGGCTGGACCACAATTCGACCCTGGACCAGCTCGAGAAGGCGTTCGCCGCGGTCGGGACGCCGCTGCGCCTCGATGTCTCGTTTCCTCAGGCAGCCTGA